TATGCCTAAATCTTCGACGGGTGTTGTTGAGCTTGATTCATCAGAAGGTGAGCGTACTTCAAGAGATACTGACAATCTCTATCAGATAATGATGTCTGATTCGAAGAAGATGGATGGTTATCCAGATCGCTCAAAATCTTTCATCTGTACTACTAGCGCATATACTGCATATACTTATGGTGATATAAGCGGTGTTTATGTAATGATTCCGCTGGGTAGCGCCAAGATAGCGCTGTCCAGCGTTAACGACATCTTCAATGTAGAATTGGAAGCTGGAACATTCTACCGTGGTAGCCCTCATTCCCAAAGCATGTATCGTCTATCTAAGTTTTTTAAATCACTTGGCGCTAAAAGGTCGGGCATCAGGTGGATCAGCTCTGATTCTATTAAGACCGCGTTGATGGGGCGTTCACAAGAAAGACTTTTACTTCACTGGGCTCTTTTTGTTTCTAAAAATCCTAATGAGTTGAAATTCAAAGATAAAGAGCTGCAAGATAAGTGGGAAAGTTTCAGAATCACGGGGATTCCCGAAAGAATTCCATCACTAATTAAGCAAGATCTTAATGAGATGGAAAAGGAAATGAAGGAGGGTAGGTTTACAGTAGAAGGCAAACTTGCTGCCGCATACGAGTTCATACGACAAAATTCACATGACTTGTATACTGCGCTAGCAACAGAACTTATGGATCCGGTTAAGATGGGACTCAAGCTCATTGATTATGGACAAGCTGTTCCTTATGATAAAGAATGCTGGTTCTCTGGTAAGTGCATTGCTATTTCATTTCCGGTATTCGCGAAAATTCTTGTGCAACTCGATGAGCAGGGTTTCCCAATTCATGATTCAGTGAAAAGGACATGGGACATTAATACAAAGCAACATGAGGAGAAATAAAAGAAATGAAGCTGAGTGAGCTGCTAGAGAAGGTAAATGACAAGAATCTATACAAGAGAGAACAGTTTCGAATTGTAGCAAAGACAGCCCATAATGTAGGTTGACGTTAGTCCAGTTACAGCCTAATCAACTAAACCGCTTCAAACAAAGGGCTCCATTCAGAGCCCGTTGTTTTGCTTGCAGGATGGATCAATAAATAATTTGTATTCACGTCAGAGGTCTCAATGCAAGATGTATCCGCCGTAATCAAGGGAGCTGGTGTCGCCCTAGAAAATGAGGCTTATAAAGTTTTCGGTGCCGCCGTTGAGCAGCAGGTTGGGGGACTCCTCGGGGGTATCTTTGGGAAGCCATCAGCTTCAGCCCCAGGACCCAATGATGCTGAAACAACGGTAAAACAGTCTGACACTCGAGTTTGGGTTTCATCTACGGCCGCTTCTAACATCGCAAGTGGTGCCGGTGGATATGATCCTCGTGGCAAGTTTCTATTCAAGGTTACGTTTAGGCTAAATCAAAATGTTGTCAGTCTCGCGAAGAGCCTGGGCGTAGATACCTCTGACCTAACGCGCGACCTTTCATACATCGTCAAACAGATCGACATGCCAAAGATCGATTTTGACTATGAAGACGTCAACATGTACAACTTTAGAACGAAGGTGCTTCGTTCCATCAAGTATAGAGAATTGACCGTCGCGTTCTATGATGACGTCTCCAATCACGGTCTTAGCTTCCTAAACGTGTACGCTCAGATCATTGTACCTATCATGAGACGCAAGCGCGATGCCGGATCTCCACTATGGGATCATGGCTTCTCGTTTGATCAATCTGCTACCGCGCTCAACACTTCCATGAGAGCGCAGCTTGATGGTGATGCTATCTCTCTTCTTGATGAGATCATCATCGAGCAATTCTATGTTCAGCGTCAACAGATGGATGCTGACATTGCTTCATCGAAGAAAGTTAATACATTCACCTTTACAAATCCACGCTTCACGAACATCGACCTAAGCGATCAAGATCACGAGCAGGGTGGAACAGCAAACACCATCTCGGCAGTATTTGACTTTGATGCGCTTTTTGTGTCCGCCGATCCAGCTGTATCTACCGCGTTCGCTGAAATCGATACCTCGAAGCCTCAGGTAGTACGCTCTGGTGCTCAGCAAGGTAAGACATCAAATCCATTCCTTGACATCATCGCCAACCAAGGACAGCGCGCTGTCAATATGGCCGTTGGTAATACGCTTCGCAAAATCATTGGAAACAACAAGGCTGGTGGAGCTTTGAGCGGCGCGATTGGGCAGATATCCGGTGCTCTTGGTTCAGCGGCGGCTCGTACCCTTGGTGGTCTGAGTGGAAATAAAGCACTGTCTATGGCAACACCGCCATACGTGCAAGATAACAGCACACCATCAAGTCTCATCCCCAATCTGTCTAACAGATCCACACCTAATGATCTTGGTGACTTCTACGGATAAATCCTAATGGCAGCTAAAGGCCGATTCATTCCAAAGCATCCAGAAAAATACGCTGGTGACGCGTCCAAGATTATGTTCCGCAGTTCTTGGGAGGTAACAGTCATGAAGTTTCTGGATAGCTCTCCTGCGGTGCTGAAGTGGGGGAGTGAAGAGCTTGCTATCCCTTACCTAAAGCCGGTGATTGATGCGACCACTGGGCGCGCTTCCTTCAAGGTCGCTAACTACTTCCCAGACTTCGTCGTTGTCTATCGTGACAAGAATGGCGAGCTGGTCAAGGAAATCCTTGAGGTAAAACCGCTCAAGGAAGCTCTTGCTGAGAAGGCAAATAACGCTTATGACAAGATGGCACTATCAGTAAACATCGCAAAGTGGAAGGCAGCGGAAGAGTTCGCATCTAGAAACGGCATGAAGTTTAGAGTTTTGACAGAGCAATCGCTATTCAAGCAGGCCCCTAAGAAGTCTAACAAGCCGCGCGGCACTGTAAAGCCTAAGACTACGAGAGGTACAAAATGAAACACCCACTTACTGACGTCTTCAACTTGGATGATACTCCGATGGACATAGAAGAAGAATTTGGTGTTGTGCAAGTTCCAGTGCAGGCCACCGACAAGCTAGAAAAACCACCTGTTGATCACAAGGATGAAGACGATGTCATGGTTGAGAAGAAGATCGATGAGGTTTATGATGCCGCGATGGCAGCCTTCAACAATCAAACGGCGTACACTGAGATCATCGAACCTCGTTATGCTGCTAGAAACGCAGAGGTCGCGGCCAACTACCTAAATATTGCTTTAGCTGCAGCAAATAGCCGCGCTAAGGTAAAGACAGATCGTAAGCGCGCGAATCAAGCGTTCGTGCCTTACGCCAACTCCATTGGAAAGACTACGAATAACATACTGATTGCCAATCGTGAAGAGATTTTGAAAATGATCACGATTGACGATAAGCCGAAAGAGCTAAAATGATTACTTTTAAGCAATATCTTTCTGAAGAATTTCTTTCTGAAGCCATAGTTAAGAAGTGGTTCAGCAAAGACATTGATGTCGACGCTGCTATTTCAGTGCTCAATTCCAGCGCCAAGCTTGGTCTAGAAGCAATCAAAAATGGAGGGCTTATTTATAGAGGATTTGGAGATATGTCTAAATCTTCGACAGGGTTTATGGCGCTTGATTCATCAGAAGGTGAGCGTACTTCAAGAGATACTGACAATCTCTATCAGATAATGATGTCTGATTCGAAGAAGATGGATGGTTATCCAGATCGCTCAAAATCTTTTATCTGTACTACTAGCGCAAAAACTGCAAAGTCTTATGGTGGTTTAAAAGGTACCTATGTGATGATTCCACTGGGTAGCGCCAAGATAGCGCTGTCCAGCGTTAGCGACATCTTCAGTGTAAACCTGAAGGCAGGAACATTCTATAGTGGTTACCCCGAAAATATGTATAACTTGTCCAAGTTTTTTATGTCGCTTGGTGCTAAGATGTCAAACAGCAAGTGGATTAACTCTGATGTTATTAAGACAGCACTAAAAGGACATTCACAGGAAAGACTTTTACTTCACTGGGCTCTTTTTGTTTCTAAATTTAATCCTAGCGAGTTGAAATTTGAAGATAAAAAGCTGCAAGATAAGTGGGAAAATATCATCAAATACACACGGTATTCTGGAAGCATTTTATCATCAACCAAGCAAATTCTTGATGAGATGGAAAGGGAAATGAAGGAGGGTAGGTTTACAGTAGAAGGTAAACTTGCTGCCGCATACGAGTTCATACGACAAAATTCACATGACTTGTATACCGCGCTAGCAATAGAAATCATGGACCCGGTTAAGTTGAAATTTAAGCTCGTCGACTATGGTCGGGCTCTTCCTCATGATAAGGAATGCTGGTTTTCTGGTAAGTGCATTGCCATCTCACTTCCGGTATTCGCGAAAATTCTTCTACAACTCGAAAAGCAGAATTTCCCAATTCATGCTTCGGTGAAAAAAGAACTAAAAAACGAGATAAATCAAGTTATAAAAGCGAATGAAAAGAAATGAAACTAAGCGAGTTGCTAGAGAAGGTAAATGACAAGATCTTCTGGAAAAATTTCCATGAAGAGAAGGTTGTACTTGACGGAAAGTATAAGCTGGTCGCTATGTGCGGTTGGATCAAGATCACAGCAAAGAACCCGTATAGGAGTGAACAGTTTCGAATTGTAGTAAAGACCGCCAATGGAGCTGAGGTTGGCTGGGTAAACTTTGAGCAGCATGATAAGCATCTCGAAGCTCTTGATCTCTATATTCAGCCAGCGCACCGTCGCAAGGGGCTAGCAACTGAAATGTACAAGTTTGCTCGCGAGCTGGGTAATGACATCGCTCCTTCGAAGCTACAAACCGGAATGGGCAAGCAGTTTTGGTCAAAGATTGATCATGCAACTGGCAATCGTAGGATTACTGAAAAATGACTACATTCAAACAATTCATAGCAGAGTCCATCAACGACAAAGGGATTATGAAGGCGGTGTTCATAATTGGACTTCCTGGCGCAGGCAAGTCATACACTGCTAGTAAGCTAAATGGCACAGTCTCACCACGCATCGTTAACACTGACCGTGCAACAGAGCACATCGGTAAAACTCTCGGTGTAGAGATTACGTCTGATCAGTGGCATCTCTTTAAAGATAGCGCGCACCGCATTACGTCAACAATGCTGTTTAATTACCTAAATGGAATGCTGCCGCTCTTCATTGATGGTACTTCTAATGATGCGTCTAACATCCTTCACCGCATTGGTATTCTTGAGTCTTTAGGTTATGATGTTGGTATTGTTCACATTGACACACCACTAGACATTGCCATTAAGAGAGCTGAGGCTCGTAACGCTAAAATGAATCGCAAGGTCGATCTAGACTTCATCAAACAGGTGAACGCTCGCAATGAAGAGAACGTGAAGTTCCTCCAGTCAAAGGTAAAGTTCTTCAAAACTATCATGAACCAAGACAACGAGCTTGGTGATGAACAAATTGAAAATGCTTTCAAAGCTGTACAGGGGTTCTTCTCTGAACCAATTGATAACCCAGTCGGTAAGCGAATCGTCAATCAAGTCAGAGAGAAGAAAGCTAAGTACCTCACACCAGATATTATCCCATCAGATTTGCTAAAAAAGAAGGTTGAGGGTTGGTACAAGTCATGATCACGTTTAAACAATTCATTATAGAAAATGAGAAGTTTGACTGGGATCGATTCACGAAGGACTGTTCTTATGTGCTTCAGGAGATGAAGGGAAATCGTGGTAGAAAATTCCTCTATCATGGTACCCCTAATCCTCCAAATTCTTACGACATTCGCCCATTTAAAGCCCGTGAACGCTCAAGAGATACTAACCAAGTTGTTCACAAATATCTGAACGCGGTGTTTCAGGACATGTTTGGATGGCCAATTCGTAGTGGTCTGTTCACCACTGGAAGAATGAGCGATGCTGCCATCTATACGGGTGGATTTCCAGTATGTGCGATTTTTCCTATTGGTAAATTTGATTGGGTTTGCGGCCTAGATGATGATCTACACGATTTGAATGGCTTCATTAACAGGACTGAAGCTAAAATTATGGATGCTGATACGACCGGAAAGATCGACGATAACGCTCGTCAGAAGTTAGTGTGTCAGTTTATTGGTAATAAAGTACGTCACATGAAGTGGCTAAGCAATGAAGACCTACCTCGCTGTCTTGGCAGTGAAAACGAGATCATGATCAAGGGAACAGAGTTTTATTTCTTTAACACTAGTTCTAATTTGTGGGAAAAGGAAGTGGAACCCAAGCTGAAGGAAATCCTGTGAACTTAAAGACGTCCTTTAAGAACTGGCTGACTGGTGCTAACATCATCAGCGAACGCTGTCGCCCCTTCTTGGACATGACAGACATGCCACTCTATAGAGGCGTTTCAACAAAGCTTACCGCCCCATTTTTCAAGGTCAAGACTGAAGTTGTGCGCAAGGATCGTCGCCCTCGTGACTCTACAAAGTTTGCACAAACGCTTATAGACAATTGGTTTCAAGAAAACTTTGGAATCAAACCACGTTCACAAGGCGTCTTCTGCATGGGTAACATTGAAGATGTAAAGCAATACGGTCATCCTGCATATCTGTTTCCGGTTGGTGAGTTCAAATTCATCTGGGCTGTTTGGAAAAAAGACAAAACCCCTGTTAAAGATACATTAACCATATCTAGACAGATATCGGATGTAATGTATACTCAACATGAAGCAGATGCTGCAGAAGTTACAGAGAGAGCTATGTGCAGGGCTGAATGGCACTTTAATGAAAAGCTTAAAGATGCACAAATAAGTGGTGCTGAAATCGTTATCCTGTGCGATGAAGTCATCTTGGTTCCCGTAGAACGCATCGAAGATTATAGGAAATTCATTAGGTCACTATGATCGGCATTAAATAAAGAATCACAACTGGAGTACTCCATCATGAAACTGACACAAGAACTTCTATCGATAGCACAGGCCAAGGAAGTAACCGAGACCAACTATGATCTCCGCCATAAAAAGAACAAGACAATCATCCAGGCCGAGCATGGGAAGCTGCTCAATGCTGGCTACAAGGAGATGATTGAACTTCACCCAGACCTGCAGACAGATGCAGTCGTCGAGTGCAAGGTTGGTGATAAGGTCGAGTACAAGACTCTCAAGGGTGAGGTAAAGCGCAGCGTCATTCGCAAGATGAATGGCGATGACTGCATTACTCTACAGGACGGCAGCAACATTCAGAAGAAGGCTATCACCAAGGTCCTCCAGAAGGAAAGCCTTATCACTCAATACAATCGATTAATGGCCGAAGGCAAGGTCATTGCTGCTGGTCGTATACTTGCAGATGTTATTCATGAAGCCCCAGAAGATGAGCTACTTGCTTACTTCCGCAAGGGTCATCGTGTAGCTATTGGTAATATTGGTGTTGGCAATATGGATGAACATGACCGCGCAACTATCAATAAGATGTTCGAGCGCTTCCGCATGTTCCTCATGAACGGCGATCTCTCTGGTTTCATGAATGCATATGCCGATGAGAGCGCAAAGCATCCTGATGAATTCGATTTCCTTATGGATGAAGTTTTTGCTGCGGCTGGCGTTGAAGATATTGATGATCTTCTCGCTAAAGCAGGTATCAAGAAAAAAGAAACAAAAATCAACAAGACCACCATCAAGGAAATGGAAGATGACGACGAGCTTGATGACGATGATGACAATGAAGAAGATATAATCAAGTTCTATGTAGCCTTCTACGATGAAGAAGAAGAGCGCGCTTGGATCGGTTTGGTGACTAAGGAAGGCGGAAAGTGGCGTGAGAAGCGTTTCCGCGGCAAGCCAGACTACCACTGGGGTAAGTCCTACATGAGTTACCTTAAGCCATCTGACATCATGTCTTGGATCAATAAGGATTACAATCGTAATATCGAGATCGAGGGCCCATTCTACACTGCTTCTGATGCAGAAGAATACGTTATGGACAATTGGGGTAAGATCCAGGAATCTGTCAGAAGAGCTCCACAAAAGGGCACCATAAGATGGATGATCGCGCAAGACAAAAAGAAACAAGCCCTTGCGCCCGCACCAGAGATCAATGACGAGCGCGTTGGTAACGCCATCATTGTCAAGTTCTCTGTCATCAGAAATGGTGACATGATGACCCTCACTAAGAATGGAAAGGAGGTTGCTAAGTTTACCGTTCAAGATTGGAAGGATCTTGTTGATGCTGTAAAGAACAAGATTGATGGTAAGTTCGGTATCTACCGCCTGCACCACAAGGGAGATTCTATCTCCATCTCTTCCGGTGGAACTGAAGTTGCTCAAATTTCCAGTTATGATATGGACAAGCTCATCCGTCGTACAAAGGACATGGAAGTTTAGAAGACGCAATGAACTGCGATGATGCAGGCAAGGTGCAAGCTAAAAGCGTCGTGTTCTCTGTAAATAAAACTAAGAGGAAAAAATGAATCTACTCAAGGAACTAAGCGCTCTGCTTAAGGTTAAGGAAAAGCATGAACCTAACGATGATGACGGGGTTCAATATATGTTTGATCCAGACGATCTGAGTGAAGCAGAGGATGCAGATGTCAAGCCAAAGAAGATCATCGCTAAGGCAGATGAGTTTAGGGTTGAATTTGATGAGGACACCGAAAACGTCGATCTTATTGATGGTGAAGGAACCATTCGCGTCTCTATGCCACTTGTAATCTGGAAGCAGCTCTGCCGTCAATAAAATGCCGTCAATAGCTCTCAAGCATCTTGCTAAAAAGGCTGGAAAATCGCTAGAAGCTGCTGAAAGCGATTGGGAGAAGGCCAAAAAGATCGTCCGAAAGGAGTATGATTATTCCGAGGATGATCCACGTTTTTGGGCTTTAGCAACAGCAATTACCAAGAAGATGATGGGCATGAAAGAGTCAATTACATTTAAAGAGTTTCTAGCTGAGAGAGCTTTTGATAAAGAACCTGACTATCATTCACTTGATATTGAATCAGCTATCGCCATACTCAATAAGAACTGCAAGGATGCGCTGTGGATGCTTGAATTGAACCGCCCTTTCTGGCGTGGCTTTGCGAAACACATTAAAGCAGCCAATAGTGGGTTCGCTACTGTTGACACATCTGCAACTGAGCGCGAGAGTCAGAATACTTCCAACTACTACACTGTTATCTTAGACAACAACCCACTGATGAAGGGTTTTCCGAAGCGCAGCCGTTCATTCATCGGTTCCTCTAACTATCTTCGTGCAGATGATTTTAGATGGGGTGGTAGCGTGTATGCCATGATTCCATTTGACAACGTTCCGATTGGATACGTTGGAAAAAGCGATATGTGGGACACTATTATTAGGCTATTTGGTGAAATACAGTACATTAAAAACTTCAATCTGATGTTCTCGCGCATGGGTCTAGAACCTAATATTGCTTCATTTAGGAAATTTAGTAATAGGCTAGCGGAAGGAGATGAAAAAGCCCTGGAAGCTTTTAAAAACGTGTTCACTAAAGCTGATACCAACTTTAAGAAGGTCAGCTTCCTAGATCAAATCTTCCAGGCCTACAGCCCAGAAAAGACAGGCCACAAGACGTTTACAACAGCAACCATGCCCGATAATCTCAAGAAGAAGAATTCAGAAGTATGGGTTGGTGGTAAGATCATCTTAATGACAAAAGCTATGTGGGATAAACTTGTCGCAGAACATAAGGTTCAGAAATGAGTGATGAAGGAAAGCCAGTTCGAATGGCCTTTAGCGTCACGCACGCAAGGGTACAGCACTACGATGATGTAGTGGACTACATGGCCAAGGATGCCATTGATAAGTATCGCAAGGAATACGGCAGAGAACCTACCGCCCAGCAAGTTGCCTTCCTAAAGAAGGAACTTGTACGATATGCTGTTATACGTCATGATGTCGCCAAGGCAAGCACTATTAAAATCAATCCATCGAACATACTAAATGAAGCACATTGTCTACATTCACGGGTTCAACTGCACCGGTAAGATCTTCGGATACCTTCATTCGAATCTTCCAAAGCATGAGGCAACGTTCGCGGACTACAATAGTAGTCTCAACATAAACGTTGCGGTAAAGCAAGTGCTAAAGAATGTTCCAAATGACAGGCCAGTTTATCTTCTTGGACATTCTCTAGGTGGCATTATTGCTTTTCTACTAGCTACACGCGACTACAAGATTGATGTTCAGAAGATTGTATCTATCTCCACTCCATTTGGTGGTTCGAGCATAGCATCAAAGTTGAAGTGGTTTTACCCTCACTGGCCAATCTTTAAGGACCTATGTCCCAACAGCGCCATCATCAGAGAGATAAAGGGCGCCACCATTGAGGTACCATTCCTTTCTATTGTGAGCACATCTGGTGGTCTCCCAGTGTTCTTTGAGCAGAATGATGGTGTTGTGACCGTCGCATCCCAAAAAGCCATAACGCCAACACATAGACTAGAGATCGACACCAACCATGTCGAAGCTGTCCAAGATGATGATGCTATTGAGGAGATTAAGAAGTTCATCTTCCAGTGAGATAAATATTTGACGGGTTTTCAAAACGTACGCACGTAATCCCGCTATAACAGAGGAGACACAATAATGGCAAATGACCTCATCAAGAGGGCGTATTCAGAATCTGAGTACACGCCAGAGCAGATACAGGAGTTGGCGCGATGCATGCGTGATCCTGTTCACTTCATAAAGAACTACGTTTACCTTCAGCACCCAAAACACGGTAAGATGCTGTTTAACCTCTATGACTATCAGGAGGAAATGATACGACATCTTCAGGAAGAACGATGGATTATAGCGCTTCTTGCTCGTCAGATGGGTAAAACGCAAACTATATCAATGTTTCTACTTTGGTTTGCAATGTTTAAAAAAGATCAAACTATTCTTATCGCAAGTAAAAATGATGGTCATGCCATTGAAATCATGGATCGTATTCGATTTGCTTATGAGGAAGTTCCTCATTGGTTGAAAGCTGGCTGCAAGTATTATAACAAGCACAACATCGAATTTGACAATGGTTCCAGAATCAAGTCTGAAGCAACGACTGAAAAGACGGGTCGGGGTCTATCAATCTCTAAGCTTTACCTCGATGAGTTGGCCTTCATCAATCCACGCATTCAAGAGAATATGTGGGCGTCTCTTGCGCCAACTCTTTCAACAGGTGGTTCTGCCATCATCTCGTCTACGCCAAATGGCGATACTGAACTGTTTGCTCAGCTCTGGCGCGGTGCTAATACTGGTAAGAACAGTTTCAAGGCTCTCTTCTATCCATGGAACCGTCACCCAGAACGTGGTGAAGAATACCTAAAGGAAATGGAAGGTCAACTTGGACCTAAGAAATTCCGTCAGGAAGTCTTGGGAGAGTTCATCTCATCAGACGCTCTGCTTATCGATTCTATTAAGCTTGCTTTCTTCAAGCCTAAAGAGCCTGTATCCGAGAACATGGGCTTCCGTTTTTGGACTGATAAGATTGGTGGGCGCGGCAAGACGTATCTTGTAGGGATTGACCCCGCTACAGGTAACGGAAACGACTTCACAGTCATCCAGGTTGTGGAGTTCCCATCACTAGTTCAGGTTGCTGAACTTCGTCTCAACTCGGTTCAAATCCCGCTGATCTATTCCAAAATCAAATGGTTACTCAGACATCTACGTCAACCGGATGAGAATCATCATCGTGCTGAAGTCGTATGGTCGTTCGAGCGAAATGGTGTTGGCGAAGCTCTTGTAGCAATGATCCAGAACGATGATGCTGCTGATGGTGGTGTCTATATTGATGGATGCGAACTGTACAATGAGAACAATAACCGCCTCGGTGTCTACACAACCGGTAGGTCGAAGCTTGTGTCTTGTATGCAGCTCAAGAACCTCGTTGAAAAGGTCAAGGGTGGTTTAACGATTCACTCTGACATCCTTCTCTTTGAACTTCAGAACTTCGTTGCGATGGGCGGAACGTACCAAGCTCGCTATGGTTCAACAGACGACGCAGTCATGGCTATGTGCGTTGTGATAAAGCTTCTAAATCGAGTGGCTTCGTATGACGACAAGGCTCGTCAGATCGTCTATGAATCCGTCGCCCCAGATGCTGACCTTCAGCCAGAAAATCAGGATCAGTTTGGGGCAGAACCTGTTCCATTTACGTTCTTATGAGTTTACAGTAGGATGCACCAGAAAGATGCTACGTCTTTAGCGTAGCACTAGTTCACAGATTTCTTGTTACAAGCTGTTACAAGCTGTTACACTTTAGTAGTGTACAACCTAACCGGGATGTATATAATAGCATCATGAACAACGCAATCGGCACTATCTACTCCTCCAGGAACTTCACGTACCTGAAAGACAGCAAGATCTTCGTTGGTGAAATCTCCGAACTGCGCGAAGTCCTTCAAGCACACTTCACTTGCTACACGGAGAGTAAGCATGCCCCGCTTTTACAATGATGAATTTGGTCCTAAGCAAGAAGCCGTGCTTGCACGCGCCGAGGAAATTCTGAAGGACAAGCCTTGGTTCCGGGGCATCTGTCTAGACAACTTCCCTGATGAACGCGACATCGAGAACATTGAAGACGCGGCCTTCAGCGTTGCCCTTGAGACAGCAATGTGGGATGATCACGACTTTTACTCAAACATGGTGCAGGTATGAGCCAATCGCAAGTTCTTTTCCAATGTGGGCAGATGCTCGAGGTCATTGATCGCATGCTCGATGAGTCGAATCGACTCATCGCCCGCGCGAATACGTTGGACCCCGAGCTGGACATGGACGAGCTGGTCAGCACGGCAGCCGCGGCCCAGGTCATGACCGCTTCCGCGAGGAGCATCCAAGCTTCTGTTCGAGCCATCATCGCTACCATTGGGTAATCTTGTGGAAGTCCTCACGACTATCCGAAAGAGTCGTAAGCGCGACTTCCTTGTGACGATCGCTAGATACTTCTTGAAAATCTCACCCATCAGCTCGAACATGGACCTCGTCATCATGACGGTGACGGGTTTTGAGAAAGAACATGGGGCCATCGCCGCCGTTCGAATGAATGAGTATGATCAAATTGAGATGGTCTTTGACACACGAGCGAGTGGAAGGGACCTCCTAATCGCGATGGCCCATGAGATGATCCACGTTCGTCAGCTTGCCTACGCTGAATTGTATTACGATGACGAGATTGCTTATTGGTATGGCAAGCCAGTTTTTGGTAAAACCTATGAAGAGCTTCCTTGGGAAGTGGAAGCCTACGACAAAATGGTTGACTTGCTTCGCCAGGTTCCAGTGAATCAACCTGTGTCCAGTTTACTGAACTGAAACCATGGTGTAAAATTCCTTGTAAAGGAGTCAACTATGTACGTGAAGCTTTCAGATTCTGGCCTTCCGCTAGAGGTCAAGGAACACCTCAACGAGGATGAGTCTCACGACAGGTCCTGGAAGGATAGTTGGCACTGGAAATCCTTCGAGCAAGTCGAAGGCATGGCGCGCTACCTGACTGCTATGACCGGCAAGACCCACATCGGCGTCGATCATGGTCCTCACATCAGCCCTCGCTTCGAGATTATCCAACCGCCAAAAGTTGGCGATGAGGTCTCTCGCGGTTTCAATGGTGACTACTACCCATGTGGGAAGATCGTGAAGATCACAAAGGGTTGGCGAATCACCACGAGCGAAGGCATTGTCTTCAATCGTCGTAAGCAGACCGCAACATGGGTTGAAACTGGCGGGGGTCCCTTCTGTCTGGTTCCTGGCGTTCGCAACGAAAGCAATCCCCACTTCTAACATAACGGAGTTGTTTAATGAAGCTCATCACTGACGAACAGAATCTTTCTATCTGGAAGAAGGCGCAACAAGCCGCGGTCGATGCTACCAAAAAGACGATCGAAGCAAACCCTAACCAGTGGTACCCGTGCGGGTTTGCCTGGGTTCGAATCAAGCCGGCTCGTGGCGCATTCGTTGACTTCCTTAAGAAGATCGATGCTGGATACACGAGCGAAGATGGCGGCTATGTCGTCCACAATCCATCTGGACACCACACCATGTGGATGGATGCCAAGTACGATGGTGCTTGCGCCTGCGCCGCGGTTCTTCGTGAGCACGGTATCAATGCGACGGCCGAACAGATGATAGACTGAATGAGGATCATCGATAACATTATAATGACCAACTGTTAAATGGTCAAATAGTTGCCCTGATCATACTGTGTATGCAGTTCAAGCCAAAGGATTTTTAATGAAACAACTCAACATGAAGATCTGTATCATGCCGACTCTCTCGGCAGATGATTGGCAGCTCTACACGGACTCCATGGATTGTTCGGGTGTTGCCGAACAACTGAACAAAAAGCTGGCTGTTCTTGTTAACCAAGGATTGGATCGAGCGTCTGTTGAAGAGCAGATGACCGCGCTCATGAGCAGCTTCAGCAAGTTTGGTGCGGCTGATAGCGAATCATTCCGGGTTCTTGAGCTCGCCCTCAACGCCGTGTACGGAAAT